ACCTACGCCAACGCCTACGCCAACGCCAACGCCAACGCCAACGCCAACGCCTACGCCAACGCCAACGCCAACGCCAACGCCGACACCTACGCCTACACCTACGCCTACGCCTACGCCGACACCTACGCCTACGCCAACGCCAACGCCTACGCCAACGCCTACGCCAACGCCAACGCCTACGCCAACGCCAACGCCAACGCCAACGCCTACGCCAACGCCAACGCCAACGCCAACGCCGACACCTACGCCAACGCCTACGCCAACGCCAACGCCAACGCCAACGCCAACGCCTACGCCAACGCCAACGCCAACGCCAACGCCGACACCTACGCCTACGCCTACGCCAACGCCAACGCCTACGCCTACGCCTACGCCGACACCTACGCCTACGCCTACGCCGACACCTACGCCTACGCCAACGCCAACGCCTACGCCAACGCCTACGCCGACACCTACGCCTACGCCTACGCCTACGCCAACGCCTACGCCTACGCCGACACCCAGAATAACAACTCCCGCACCGCAGCAAGGTATGCGGGTGGAAGGTACGGAGAAAGCGGGGTTAGCGGAGATTGACCCTCAGTTTGATTTAAATGCAAGCCTTTTAGATAACTTGCTGCGGATATTGTCCAGCGAAGATGACAATAGTGCCGGGGTTCCTTATTATAGGGGCGGTAAAGTGGCGCCTTACGCCGACATAGATGAAATTATACGTTTGTTGAGAGGGTGACCGCATGAGCAATGCCGTTAAAGATTTTTTAAAGGGTTTAATTTTTGACAGTGAGGGCAAGCTGGACCCAAAGAAACTTGCTTTGTCCGGGGCAGGTTTGGCTGCGTTATATGGCGTTACTAACCGCGACAGCGGTATTGGTAAGTTCCTGACTGGAGGCACTCAGCGCCCCGTAGGTTACAGTGAAGGGATACCAGAATACGGTATTACCCGAGCATTGACGCCTGATGCTTTCCTAAACTATCCCGACAAAGAAGTAGCAAACTTTGTTAATAAAACTTATGGGCAGTACGGCGGTCCCGGGGCTGCTGCGCACCGCGAAATTGCAAAAGCAATGAACCAGTACGGTGTTTCCCCAACACAAGTTGCAAGAGCGACGGGCTTTACTCCGCAGGAAGTGGAAGCGGATTACAAAGCGTTTGGCTACGGTACGCCAACAACAGAACCTGCTGTGATAGGGCAGCGTAGACCGGGCAGTGGCGGACGTCGGTACTTTACCGATACGACCTATACCCCAACGGGTAAAACAATGGCCGCTAATAGAATTAGCCCCGTTACTGTGCCTTCACAACTTTTTGTTCCGCCGTCTAGCCCACCCGTTGTTGCCAATAGATCGGCGCAGGGTTTGTTTGGAGCGTTAACCCCGGAAGATGCCGCAAAAGTATTTAAAAATTTATTTGGTAGCGGTAGCGGAACAAACGTCAGTGGCGGAACAAATGTCAGTGACGGTAGCGGAACAAACGTCAGTGGCGGAACAAATGTCAGTGGCGGTGGCGGAACAAATACCGGTGGTGGGGGGATTCCACTAACCATGGACGATACAAACATGGAAGAATTTGCACAAGGCGGTGCGGTGCCCGCCAGTCGTGGTTACTACTTGGGTGGTTCCACTGACGGTATGGCCGATGAAATCCCAGCAACTATTGAAGACACACAACCCGCTGCGCTCAGTGACGGTGAGTTTGTTGTACCTGCTGACGTTGTTAGTGGGCTGGGTAATGGCAATTCGGATGCAGGTGCAAAAGTGTTATACTCCATGATGGATCGGGTTCGTCAGGCTCGCACAGGCACCAAAGAGCAAGGCCGTAAAATAGCCCCCAATAAATTTACACCCGCGTGAGGTGACGAAATGGCAGTTACAGACAGCATAGTACCGGCAGGAGCACAACGAGCGGAAGAATCCTCGCTGTCCAGTTGGGCGGGTCCTTATGTTACCCAGATGTTGGGTCGAGGCGCAGCGGCATCAAACCTGCCGTACACAGCCTATGAAGGACCGTTGACTGCTGGGCCATCTGCATTGCAAACGCAGGCATTTCAGGGGCTGGGGGCGTTGCAAACTCCAAGCGCTTCTTCCATGGCGTACAACCCGATGTCGTTTACAGGCTCTGCGTACACGCAGCCTTCTGCAGCGGCACTTGCTGGCGGGGCAACACCTACCTTTACACCTGCGTCAAACAACGTCGTACAGAACTACATGACCCCGTATTTGCAGTCGGTCTTAGACCCGCAGTATGCGGCTGCACGCAGGCAAAGTGAGATTCAACAACAAGCACTGCAGAGCCAGTACGGTAGAGCCGGGGCGTACGGCGGATCACGTCAGGGTGTAGCTGAAGCTGAGTTGCAACGTGGGTTGTTAGATCGTATGTCGGGGATCACCGGGCAAGGTTACAACCAAGCGTTTACGCAAGCGCAGAATCAGTTCAACACTGAGGAAGACCGTCGTAGACAAGCTGCCGAGCAAGCCAGCCGGTTGGGCTTTGACATCTTGGACAAACAGCGTACGGCGGGTGCCGAGCAGCGTGGTATTGAGCAGCAGGGTATAAGTGCGGACTTGGCGCAGTTCACAGAAGAGCGAGATTACCCGCAGAAGCAGATTCAGTTCCTGCAATCGTTGCTGGATGGGCTACCACTTGAAACCCAGACATACGAAACTTATGAGCCTAGTGGTCTGCAGACTGTGGCGGGCACCCTTGACGCTGGTAATTCCATCTTAGCATTACTTAGAAAAGCGGGCATTCTCGGCGGCGGAACTAATCAAACGGCTAATCCGCAACAGGCGTTAATACTAGAAGCAGCTCGCCAGAAGCAGGAACGGGACAAACTAGCCGGTATAGGGCCGTAATAAAATTAACAGGAGCTACAAATGATGCAATCTCAAGGTCTAGGTGCGCTGATGCCGCAAGGTCAGCAGCAGGCTCCGCAAATGAATAACCCACGGCTTAACGCCGCTGTTGACGTTGTTTCGTCGGATGCAGAGAAGCAGATACTCGACCCGCGCACATTGGCGATGTTGAAGTACAAAGATGCACTGCAAGCGATGCAAGCTGCTGACCAGATGATGGCCGCGACGCAGCCTCAGCCTATGCCCCCTACCGTTGCTGAGCGCACTAAACTTGCAGCCGAGCAGGGTATTGCAGAACTTGCCTCACGGCTGTCCCCGGGTATTCAGCGTCAAGGCGGCAACATGCAGGCTCAACAGATGCAGCAAGCGATGAGCGGCGGGTTACCTCAGCTACCTGCACCGAACATGGCGGGTATGGCTGAAGGTGGGATTGTTGGGTTTGACAATGGGGGCGGTGTTGAAGGCGTATATGCGCAGCCAACGGATTATTTGTTGCCGGGGCGCGTTGGGATGCTACCGCCTTCAAATTTACCAACTACTCGAGAAGAATTACTGTCTGAAATTGCACGGCTTGAACGTATGCAAGAGCAAGCGGAACGCAGAAGAAATTCAGACCAGTCGCAAACTACTCCCTCTGATGGTGGGGACACTCAAAGCAGAACTACGGATGCATACGCCCAGCCAACGGATTATCTGTTGCCGGGGCGCGTTGGAACGCTTCCACGTGAAAACCTACCAACTAATCGGGAAGAAATGCAGGCTGAAATTGCACGTCGCGAACGCATACAAAAGCTGGTAGAAAATCTACGGGAGTTAGATAAGGCTGAGGTACCGGGACCTTACTCAGGCCCTTCCGCTGCGGAACGACGTGCAATGCGAGAAGAAGGTAGGCAAACGTCTGTACCGTCCACCTCCTACAGTATGGGAGACCGTACCGGGCAGGGTGAAAATCTAATGGGGGTGCTGTCGGGCGTGAAGGACGTCGTAGTTGGGGCTCCACCTGCCATGGCTCGAGGCTTAGCAAGCATATTTAACGGAGTGCCGGGCGGGTCTAATATCGTTGGCTTCAACGCAGAGGGAAGCCCTATTTATGCGGGTCGATCTTCAGCGCAGGGCGAGCCTGCTCCCACTGTCCTCACTAACGAAACCACACCCCCGAAAGATAGCACCCTTAACCTTAGCGCGTTGGATGGGGGCGCCCAAACTTCCACACCAGCGAGTCAAACTTCTCTGCCAGTTAGTCCAAGCGGCGGGGAGGCTGTTTCAGTTTCAGATCTTGACGCCCTAATAGCATCACTATCTCCTTCCGGTGGTACTAATGTTTCTACACCCCCTTCTCGTCCGTATCAAGAATATGAAAGCGCAATGATGGACCCGAACGCCCCAGAAACTGCGCGTGCGGCTGCAGAAGCTAGGTACAGAGCTGCTACAGACCCATCAATGGAAGAGTTAAAAGCTTTAATACGTTCCAGATCCGCTGCGCTGGACGCTCCCTTATACTCTCCTGAAGAACAACGTAGCCGTGAGATTAGTGCGTTGTTAGGCGGGCTTGCGAGTTCCAATCTAATTGCTCAAGGCGGTCCTGCTGCATCCAGAGGAGTAAGGGAAGTAGAGGACGCAGTTCGTGCCGATGCTCGTACGCGTGCGGGAAGTCAGTTTGATCTGGCTACGGGATTGATTGAGCAAGAAAGGGCCGCTAGGCAAGGTGCGCTTGCAGCTGGAGAAGGGGCGTTTGGGGCCTCAAACACACAAAGAGCACAAGTGTATCAGTCAGTTATAGCCCAATTTAATAGCGCAAACGAAATAGAAGCGGCACAAATCTTAGGAAGAGAGCAAAGGGCATTTGATAGTGTAAAAACCCAACTTGAAATTGCACTTGAACGTGGAAGACAGAACCTTTTATCCGAGCAAAACAAAACGCAATTATCCGCTACTGTCGCTAACAGGATACAAGATGCTACCACCGCCCTTGCGGATTTAGCTTCAAGGCGTCCTCTGCTAAGTGAGAACCCCACGGCGCTAGAAGCAATTGATAAGGCAATACGACTACAAGAAAATGAGATAAATCAGTTACGCACTAGAAGTGCTGAGTTGTTGGGCCTTTCAGGCGAAGTGATGGAAACTGGGGGAGCTAACAATAATAATAATTTTATAATTTCCCCGGACATTCAAAGGGATCTCGACCTATACTCTAACTAAGACGTTAAGGCACTACTATGGCTAGTTTTGAACAGTTAGTATCTGCTTTTCGTAACGCGCACGCTGCGGGGGATACTGCTGCGGCCAAAAGGCTTGCGGATACAATTAAGCAAATACAATCCGGGCAGTATCAAGCACCCACCCCCGAGGAACCCTCGTTGTTTGGGTATGTCCCCGAAACATTTAAAGCCCTTGGGGCCGGAGCTGCAGGCACGGTAGAAGCAGGGTTAACTGGCGCGTCCTTCTTATTGCCGGAGCGTCAGGAGCAAGCTGCACGGCAGAGAATTGCAGAAATAGGTGGTGGGGTACAGGAGTTCTTGGCTCCTGATGCCGGGTATGAGGGCACGTACCTTGACGTGGTACGGGGTTTGGGATCGACCGCACCCTTTATTCTTGCTGCACCATTCGGAGTTCCCGGCGTTGTTGCTGGTACAGGGTTGGGTATAGCCTCGGGTTCAGGCGAAGCGGCGCAACGCGCAGTGGCTGCAGGGGCAACAGAAGACGAAATTAGTACTGCCGCTGGTCTGGGTATAATCCCGGGCGCTTTCGAAATGGTGGCTCCCGCACTTATTGTATCCCGTGCCAGAAGGGCGTTGGGGCCAAACACAGAAACTATAGCCAAAGCCTTGGATGATAGTGTTAGAGCAAGACTGTCCCGTGTACGAGCGGGAGGGCTTGGACGTGTCGGGGAAGCAGCTGCACAAGAAGCTGCACAAGAAGCCGCCACCGAAGTTATGCAAAACTTAATTTCCCAAGGTGTTTACGACCCCGAAACCGAAACCTTTGCGGGGGTAGGTGAGTCCGCACAGATCGGTGGTAGTGTCGGTGGTCTGTTACAGCTGTTTACCGAAATGGCTTTGGGGGTAAAGTCCCGTGGTGCTGCAGGTGCTCCTCCCCCGCCAGCCGATCCGTTTAGTACGGGGGTTGAAGTATCCCCCGATACGGCTCCGGGCATTGCTGCGCCTCCTCCTCCCCCACCGCCTCAACAAGAAGGGGATTTGCTTGGTAGACAGGATGTAGCTTCCGTTCTTTCCGCCGATGATTTACAGGCGCTCGGTTTAAATTTAAACAAAGCCACTGCAGAAAAACTATTTGGTCTCGACCTCGCCATACCCGAACAGCAGGCTGAAGCCCGTAGGATTTTAACCGCCTACACAAACAACTCTAAAACTCAACAGCTTGCCCCTCAAACGGTAAGCCGAATATCTTCTTTGCTTAGAAGCGACGTTTTTAAACCTGAAACCAATAGACGAAATCAGTTGGCCGCTGAAGGGCGTTCCCGCGAAGAGATAGAAGACATAATAGCGAAGGAAGCACCCGGACAACGAGATGTCCCTCAAGGTACTCAGCTGGACATGCTCGACATTGACGAGACTCGTCAAATACAAGACCTGTTGGACACTGACGAGCTGGCACAGTTACAAGCGGAAGAAGATGCCCAGTTGGCCGCTCAAGAAGTCCAGCGGCAACGAGACGAGCAAGCCCGTATAAGAGAAGAAACATTTCTACTCGGGGAGCGGTTGGAGACAGGACGTCAAACCGAATCAGAAGAAAAGCGCAGACAGGTACTGCTGCCCATCATTGAAACCCGAGGTATTCTTGACGCTCCTAATTTAGCAAGGGCGTTTAGTGCGGAGCTTCGCCGCCAAGGTTTTACCAATACAACTCCTACGGAGTCTGAGCTTGCTACGATTAATCGGGCTGTTGGTGTGCAGCAAGCTATTACTACCCGCGAATCTGAGCAGGCCGAAACTGCAGCGGCAATACAAGCTAGGCAAGAAGCGGAACAGCGTGCGGGAGTGTCAGAGCTAGAAAGCTTGATATCGGAACTTAAAACCACCCCCTCTACTACACCTCCAGAACTCACTCCGCAGGAACAAGAACGTGCGGAAAAGGCTCGGCTTAACAGAGAACGCTTAGACCGTACCGGTAGAGGGCTGGAAGGGCAACTTGAGATTCCCGCTATTGAACGGGCATCGGCAGCTAGGGTTAGTCCATTTGAGAGAGGGGTTGAAGTATCGGGGCAGACCGCACCCAGTGTTGCTGCGTTCACTCCGTTGACAGAAGCTGACCTGCGCGACGTTGAGGCGGAGGACCCCCAATCGCAAAGACAATTAGACATGTTTGCGGAGCCTAGTCCATTTGAGGAGGGGGTTGAAGTATCAGGGCAGGCCACACCCGGGGTTGCTGCGTTCACCCCGTTGACCGAAGCTGACCTTCGCGAAGCTGAGGACTCCGCCCCAACAGTTATAGCAACCAAAGAAGTTCTTGACGCAGCGGGTATCCCAGATACTGCGCCTGTTTACCGTCGTGTGCTAGGTAAAGATGTTTCTGATCCAGTTGTACAAAAAGAGTTGACCGATTTTGCAAACAACAAAGTGGTCAAAGAGCAAACCCCCGAGGTATCCGACAAGGTTAATGCGTTAGTATCCTCCGCGTCTATGCGTATGGTTCCTAAACCGCCGCCTATGCCGAGCCTCAAGGGGGAGCTTAAAGACAAAGCACCTGAAGCGTTTGGTAAAGCGGGCAAGTTTAAACTAGACAAAAATAATAAGTACACCCCCGAAGGGGCTATGTTTTATTACTTGGGGACTACAGATACCCCAGACATGTTGCTTAAAACTATTGCGTTTGAAATAAACAATCCCCTAAATAGCATAGTCCCAGCCAGAGTAAATGATCTAAAACGCGCCAATAGCGCAAGGGAGTGGGTACGAGCTAACGCCCCAGAATACACCCCCATATTGGACACTATGATAGATATCGCTCGGCAAGAGGAGCAGTACCGCACTAGAAGGGATATAAAAAGGGCGGACCTTAAGGAAGAAGCTAGGCTACAAAAAAATCGGGGAGACCTGCAAAAAACTGCTGCAGCAAATGCAAAAGTAGTTGCGGACTATGTAGCCCCCGCGGCTAAAGATACTGATCGAAACGACGGTTTAACAATGGAGGCGGTTAACGCTATAATCGATTTTAGCGCCACTCCTGATGTAGAAGTTTTGGCAGCTGTTGATAAATCGGCGTTGCGGGAACAATTAAACGACGCCATAACGGCGTACGATGGGGTTGTAACCTACGCCTTAAGGGCAGACGCCGTTGCTGCAACGATGGTCAACGCTGACCCAAGTGTCACTGAACAATTAAAGAACGGGAACGCATTCGGGGCGCTTGATAGTATTTCCAAAACAACCCTTAACGCTAGCGTTCGTAGAGCCGCGAATAGCTTAAAGCAGGCAATAGCGGGCCTTAAAGTTTCAATGAATGCTACCCTTACCGACGCTAAGGGAAACATGTTGGCTGGTATTTACGATGCTGCCACGGACACGCTTGTTATAAATACGAGTATGCCGCTTAGTACACACACAGTACTGCACGAAGCCACCCATGCGGCGACCATAAAAGTATTGAAGAACCCGAGCCATCCAACAACGCAGCGACTTACCCAGCTATACAACAACCTCAAAGACAAAATGCCCGACGAATATGCCATGAAGTCTTTGGAGGAATTTGTTGCTGAAGCGTTCTCCAACTCTGAGTTCCAAACAAAACTAGCAGCGTACCGTATAAGCGGAGACAAGATAACCGGCTGGGATAGATTCTGGGAGGCGGTAGGACGGCTGTTTGGTATGAACTACACCACCGATACAGCAAACACAGAGGCCCTAAACCTCATCAACACTATACTTGCCACCGCGCCAAACACCCGTAACGCCACAACGATTGCTTCAGCGATAGCTAAAGACGATCCTGAAAAAGCGCTAAATAGTCTCTTGAGTGGGGGTAAAAACTTTATACGGGACACTCCACCTTCCAAATTTAAAGACTATGTTGCCGTAATTGCTAGGAGTTCCGAAAAGGTACGGGCAACACTTTTGAATGGGTTGGGGTTAGAAGGTATTACCAACATCCTAAAAGACGTTGTTCCTTCAGCTAAAGAATTTGAAAAAATTATGTATAAGATGGACGGGGTACGCACTCAGAATATGAAGACGTACAGCGGGCTACTCAACGACGTAAATAAAGCGTTCAAAGGGGATGTCGAAGGGCGAAAAACCTATAACGAGCTTGTGTCTTTCTCAACTCTAAATGGTGCAGACCCAACTGCTGATCCTGATATCGTTAACAAGTTCTGGTTGCGGTACGGGGTAATCAACCCAAGTACAAACAAAGCTACACAAAAGGAAGAAAAGTTTAATACCAAAGAGCAAATGGAGGCTAGGAAAGCGCAGTTAAGTGCTCAAATAGCGAGTGCCAAAGCGGCAAACCGCCCCTCCCCTATACTCGGGGATGTGGATGGCATTAAAGCTACGGAGCCTACGGATATACGTAAAGCAGACGATGCAAAAGTCCGGCAAATGTTTGCCTCTCTTACCCCTACCCAACGTGGGGCGTATACAAAACTGCGGGACTTTTACGCAGACATAAACGATAAAATAATAACTGCAGAAGAAGCCAACATAGACCGGATGGATATTGATCCTGAAATTAAAACTTCTGTAAAGCACACCATGTTGTTGCGAAGAATACTAACTGGGTCAATCAAACCCTACTTCCCGTTAACGCGTGGTGGAGAGTTCTGGGTGGAGTTTACCTACCGGGACGACAACGGGCAGTTGGTATACGGTACTGGCTCCTTTAACTCTGCGTTGGAGCGGGGCAAAGCAATTGAGAAATTGCGTAATATGACCGAAGTAGACAGAGATAGCATACGTGAGCGGCCTTTATCCGAGATTGAGCAACGTGCGTACGATGGAAGTATCCCCATACCTTTCCTTACCGACTTGCAAAAAAAGATAAAAGACCTTGAGCTTAAAGATAAGGATGGCAAAGAAGTAAACCCCGAAGGTAAAAGGCAGCTCAATGAGTTCTTAGCCAATATCATCCTGCGTTCTCTACCTGAACAGGCTATTGTTCAATCACGTCAAGTACGTAAAGGGGTTGCATTCTTTGAAGGGGACGCAGTTACCGCGCTTCAACAACGTGGCCCTCAGTTTATAACGAGCCTTTCCAACCTTTCCTATATGGTGGAGTTGGAGCAAGTATCGAAGAAAGTACGGGATGAGCGGGACAAGTTGCCGGACTCGGAAGTGTTCTACAAGGACGCTGCTACTAGTATTGCCGGAACCAAAAAAGAGACAGAGGCCATGATAGTGTTTGGGTCTTTGCCCAGCTACCTGCAGTTCTCTAAAAACCCGTATATTTCCAACGTAGCTAGGATGTTACGCTCGGGTACGTTCACTATGACTCTGGCGGGCAACATAAGCTCAGTAGCGGTAAACACTGCCATTCTACCCCTTGTCCTGCAAAACACGTTGGCTGGTAGATACGGAGCGGGTAAAGCAACTATTGCCTCGGCAATGGCAGCTAAGTTGTATGTGGGGTCTTTTGGGAAAGTGTCCAGAGAAGGTATAACGAATTTGGATGCTGACGGAAAACCGTTAAGCCCTAGCGCACCCATACGGGAGCGTGGTGGGTTCTCAATAACTAATGATTTTTCAACCGATCCTAAGCGTCAGGCAGGATATAAAAAACTAGAACCTCTGACCTCTATATTTAAGGAACGTGGATTTGATACCCGCACACAAGCCGCAGAGATGTCTGAGCTGGATAGTCCGACAGCCCCGTGGATTAATAAGCTTAACTATATAGGCGGGTTCTTGTTTGCCCACTCTGAACGTGGGATACGGCAGGTTAGTGCAATCAGCACCTACATACTGGAGATGGAAAAACTTACGGGTAAGAAGTTTGGGAAGTTAACCGATCCGGATATCGCACAGTACGGGAATAAAGCCGCAGAAACCGCTATTGATACCATGTTGTATGTAAACAGCTCTGCACTTATCACCGCCGCTCCGCGTATTGCACAAACATCTGTAGGCAGCTTGGTGTGGCAGTTTAAAAAAGTACCGGGGCAGATGCTGTACACCCACTTCAGTATGTTGAACAGTATTTTTAAAGACCTGACAGGTAAAGCCCGCACCCCCGCTGAACTCGAAGAGGCAAGGGCGCTGCGAAACACGTTCTTCTACACGGCTGCAGTGGGTGGCGTGCTTGTGGGGGTGAAGGGCATCCCAATGTACGGGGTAGTAGCGTCAATTGCCAACTTGTTCTTGGACGACGACGAAGACGACTTCAACACTCTTATCGCTAAGACGATAGGGGAGGACAAGTACTACGGGTTAATCGCAAATATGTTTGGGGTAGATATTACGGATCGTGTGTCCTTGACCAACTTGATGATACGCGACCGCGGCAACTACAAACCAGACAATGAATATCAGTATGCAGTAGAGGCATCACTTGGCCCCGCGTTTGGTGTGACCGTGCGTAGTTTGGAGGGTGGACTCAGGCTGTTTGACGATGACCCGAAAAACAACGACCGTGCGGTGGAAGCCATTCTACCGACAGCGTTATCCAACCTTGTAAAAGGGTATCGGTTTGCTACCGAAGGGTACGAGACCGGACGACTAGATCCTATAATATCTGGGGCGCTGCCAGCAGGGGACATCCTTAGACAGTCCTTGGGGTTTGCCCCAATATCCACGCGCTCAGCCAGAGACAAGCTATCGCTTAATATCCGTAAAGATTTGGGTAGGCGAGAGCGTAGGAACCGCATAATCGATAAGCTCGTGTATGCCGTTTCCGGAGAGGGTGAACACTCAGGGCTGTTGACGCAAGCGTGGCAAGAAGCGCAAGCGTTTAATGCGGACTATCCGGCATTCCCCATAGGAGTGGACACGCTACTGCGCTCTATCAGGGCTAGACAAACACGTACGGAGATGGCGGCAATTACAGGTGGAGCGCCTGTGGATAGGAAAACGGCACTTGAAATGTTGGAATCAAACAGAGAGTTTGAGGAAGGGATTAGTTGGATGGACTGGTAAAAAAATGCCCCCTTGCGGGGGCTAACTCTCTCTGATAGAGAATGATGCGGGGCTATAGTACCACAATTACTTTAGCCTCCAAATTCGAATACCGTACTTGCCATCTTCAACACGTATTCGGTGTGTTATATCGCTTTTACGTACGCCCCCCGCTTCTACGAAATGCTCTAGGGCTTTTGCGGTGTTTATACATGGTATAAACACTGAAGCCCCGGGGACAAACTTGCTCCAGTCTATGACAACACGCACCCCGTCAGGGGATATGTCAGTTACCATTAACCTCGTCATCTTCCGCTAAACTCGACTGTACTGATTCATGTTTGGACTGGTTCCATGTAAGTTCTATGGTGTGCATAGCCCCCAAGTCCAACTTAGTGCCTCTACCCAAGCGTACCTTGTGGAACTTGCCATTCATCTCGCTTTTGATCAGGCCGCGTATGGATGCATAGTGATGTCCGCGTTTAATACACCACTCTTTAAATGGAGTAGGTAGCAGGAACAACCGGTTGGCATCGTACTCGTGCCGTGCCACCCATCTAAACATAGGCGTAGCATCCGGCAAAATCAGCTTCTCAAGTTCTGCGTCTTTCGTTTTCGCGCTGTCAGTACTCTTCAAACGCAGTATACCGCGGGGGTTATCGCTCAGGTATTGCCCTACCAAATCCTCAATGTCTATAACCATGTCTTTCATATCTTCTCTCGCCTTTTTAAGTTTCCTTACTATCCACCGGTACAACCTCTGTAAGTCCCAGTTAGTTAACCCCAATTGGTTTGTAACGATGCACGCCGCAAAAGTTGTAGCTGTTTGAGCAACCCAGAAGCGGTGTTGCGCTTCCAAACCCGCGGATACCATCAGCTTGTCCCTAGTAGCGAGTACAAGTTTTTCTACCTCTACCATGTGGTTGAGTACGTGTTGTATAAACACTTCCCCCGCATGTCCGTAGTTGTTCGACAAGTCTTCATTCAATATATTCGCCTTCATCGCGTCCTCTGTAGTTTTCAAAGTTTTAATCACCGTGCCTTCTAACATGCGCCCAATTTCCCCTTTAGCCAGCGCCCTATGTTGAGAAACAATGTCCGCTAGGCTGGTGTTGCCTGTAGTTCCTACGATAAAAGCCCATTCCGCCCCACGGTAACGCTCCGCGTTTTGTCCGGTGTTGGACATCCTGTTCTTTTGTTCCCCATCACTTACCGCATAGGTAAACTCGCTAGCATCCGCGGGTTTGTAGTTAGTGATCTCGTCGATATACAACGGTAGGTTTTTCCATATCTCAGCACGGTTCCACGCTGAGTTGCCGGTGTCCTTTCCCTTGAGCACCAACTTCTTATAGTTACCCCAGACCGACGCCCCTCCGTTCATACCTGTAGTTTTTCCATACCCAGAATCGGAACTCATCAAATGGTATATAGACCCTGCTATGTTAGGGATGAATATCATCAGGGGGGAGCCGAACGCTATAGCGAACATGTACTGGTGTTCTTCAAACCCCTCTCGGTTGTAGTAGCCGGTTACCCTTTTCCATCCCTCTAACGTGCCTTTCTTGTGGAAAAAGGGGAAGTACTGTGCAGTACGAACGCTGGGAGGATTTATAGTGACACGGTCTGCAAATATCTCCCGCTCTCCCAACACAAAGGAATTTCTATCTTCCGTCCACCCAAACTGGGTGTGTACATTTATGATGTCCTGCGAGTCTTTTAGGGTCTCTATCCACCTACCAATGTAAGTCATAAGTGCATCCGCCTGTTTAGCAAGTACAAAGATATCGTGCATCCCCATAACCTTACGAAATTCCTCCTTTGACGTTATTTTGTTCATAGAAATAACAAACGTCTGCACCCCCTCTCGGGTAGTGTGGTGCTTAAACTCAAATGCGGGGCCTTCGATAGGATCTAACAACCGTTTAGTTACATATAAATCTCGTTTGTATATCTCCTTCTGCTCCTCCGTACCGTCCGGATGTTTTATGCGTACGTACACCCCGCCCGTTGCACCCCTCTCGTATGGAAATGGGTATTTTGGTATCTGTATGGATACTGTTTTAAACGGTGCGGGTAGAGTAGGTTCCGGAGGTGGCTGGGGGGCGTTAGGGTCACCCTCACCGTCCTCGCAATCCTCGTCTTCTTGCTGTGCGTAGTGCTCTGCCTCTTCCTCATCCCAATTATTCTTGGGTACAGGAACTTTAACTTCCACGACTTCCTCTTCAGACGTACGCACTTCCATGCACAGCTTTATGGGTGAGCGTATTGTGCCTGCCAGTTTGTGTGGACAGCCTTCACATCCAGCGGGGTTATCCCTTTCAAACGTGGAACACAGGTGTGGGGTATCAATAGAGGCAGCTATCTTTTCCGTTTCCTCCGCGCTGTAGTTACTGTACCCCTGTGACACAAGGTGAATCGCTTGCGCCCCGTCATCGTCACAGAACTTGGCAATAGACAATACGTGGAGCCAGTCGGGGTACGACAACTCGTCAGGGGTCATTATCGCCCTATGTATCTGGGCGCACCCTTTACCTACCGCAGTTGCTTTGAGTAGTTTGGAAAACTTCTTTATATACTTTTTGTCCCCCAGCGCCCGCGCCATGTCTTTCGCGTCCGCTTCTGTGTACTCCCTCGCTGTAGCAAGGGGGAGAACTGGTATCGATACCGCAGGAAGCTTGCTGGCAAAATCGCTCAAAGACACGGGTGTCGGATTGGCATTAATGATTTTAGCTAACTTGGGGACGTTGCCTTTATAGTTGTGCGTATTCGGAACCCGCAAAACCCTAGCCGCGTCCGCAGTAACCGCAGGATCGATGTGCAGCCCCGCTTCCATGCAGGTGGCTTTAAGATGTTCCGCCACAGGTAGCCATTGCTCCCGTGTATACGTGGCATCCAGTATCCAATACACATGCAGCCCGCGCCCCGAGTTTACTACCACGGAGCATTCCGGCAACCCGTACTTCACCCTTAACGCCTGCACAGCCGCCCACCCTTCACGCTGGGTTGCGTAAGGTTTCCCTTCCCCACAATCGATATCAAGGAATAGTGTTTTTATTCCCAGTACGTTGTCGGCTTTGCGGCTCTCGTTAGTGACAAAGGTAGCAAGAGCTACAAAAGTATCGAAACCCTCGGAGTCAAATGCTGATGCAGTCTCATGTACTTCATCAATAGACAAACAAAATTTGGGTACTACCCTTTTTTTATCTTTTATCCCTACTACACAATAGTACCCGTCAGTGCCTAGAGCGGCACTTAAAAAGTCTTTAGGTTCCATAGCATTCCCATATCAGAGAAGAAGGGAGCCTAAACTAGCGCCCCCCTATATTATTTTTAATCGTCGTACCCGTCTAATTCATCCAGCAGACCAGCAAGATCGGGAGCAGTGGGGGCAGGTTCGCTTTTCTTTTTAGCTGCCTTAATCTTTGGTTCTTCCACTGCCTCGGACTCGTCCTCAGTTGCACTGTTAAGTCCGCCAAACAACCCCAACTCTTCCTCTTCTACTCTAGGCTTTGGTGGTGCGGCTATCGGCTTCGGTGCTGCTGGTTTTTGAAACGCGGGGGGAGTATCTTCCTTCGATTTTACATACAGCGCAATAAGTTTTTCGGTATCCGCGCTCTGTTGCGCTTCAATTGCCAACTCCAACTCCGACGCCTCCAGTACCCGCAGTGCTTTAAAGCACAACTTGGGGGTAGAAGAGTCAGTATCGAAACGTATTTCTGTAAGTAGGGATGCCAACGGAGCACGTTGATTGTCCAAGAAACGAGCGTAAGACTGCAACGCCATCTTCTGCTTGTTGTCACCGAACACGCTAGTGGCAGGCAAAGAAAGCTGATACACCTCTTTGGAGTTAATCGCACCGTTTGCGTCCGCCAACAGTACAGCCACACGCTGAGAGAAACGACACGCTCGCCCTTCCCCCATGCCGGAACCTTTTATGTTCTGCTTACAGTCAAAGCAAGACTCGGACTGGCGGTCAGAGGCAATAACCTCGGAGGCAGGCCGTCCCGTGCTAGTATCAGATGACCAGCATACTGGAGCGGTGGTTTGCCCTTGCACAAACTGCCCCGCGTAGTACATGCGGGTAATCGGAGCGGTCTTAACCAGCACGGCTTTTATCGCACGCTGTTCAAGTTCTCCTACCTCTTGTCCGTTAACCACTTTGCGGAACACCCCGCCGCGGATACTCAAGCGGCTAACCCCAGACGTCTGGCGACCGATGGCGTTAGTGTCTGGCTGCAATTTAGCCAAGAGTGCTTTGTATGCTTCGGGCATATTTTCAAACAGTGCTATGTTACTCATACATCATCCTCATCAGTAAAGTTAAACTCCAATTGAACCGGAGCGTTTTTCTCTTTTGTGTTATCACTTGTCTCTTGCTTCAACGCCGCTACTACTTCTGGGAGGCTAAACCTATACGTAGTACCAACCTTTATGTAGGTTTGTTTTGGTATATGTCCTTTAGCTACCCAGTCACGCACAGTAGTGACCTTAACTGACAAGTGCTTAGCTAGTTCCTCAAACGAAACGTACGCAGCTGTCATTTTTTCCTCCGCACAGTCACAGTATATTCGCTATCACGATTTAGCCCCGGTGGTAGCAGATCGGGGTGGTCTTCTAGGAACTGTTTCATGTTCCCTTGATGAACTCTTTTCTCCAACAACTCGGGGACTTCATGTTTAATAATGAATCGGTTCATGGCTTCCCAGTCTGACGTCCAATACTTGGAGCGTATTGACCGATAAAAAGTACCTGACTCTGTGCGAACAGATTCCGCCCCACTAGACTCACAGTACCCGAGTAAAGCCTTTTCCAACGTCTTAATCTTCGTATCTAAAACAGCTTCCTGCGCTTCAAACTCGGTAGCTAAGTCTCTCTTCTTGTCCCTCAGTTTTATATAAGCCGACACTACCCTATCAAGGTCTATGTTGCCTTCTGTGTCCATCGCATCACCTCTAAATTTTACTATATGTACAGCTAAGTTTATATCACTATAGTTAAGTATGATCAAGTTTAATATTATATTTCGTTTATTTACTCGTCAAGTACGTGTTTGTACAAGTCTATTATTTTCGAATGCACATCGATTCTTTCGTCCAGCATTCTGTATATATGTTTTTCTACTTTAGAGCCTTGCAACCGCACCACTGTACACGGGTGTTTCTGTCCTGCTCGATGCACCCTAGCGTTAGCCTGTGCGTACGTTTCCAATGACGATACTGGCGACCACCACACAATCGTATTTGCGGCAGTGAGGGTGACCCCGTGAGCCGCTGCTTGCGGTTGGATGATGAGTACCTGTGGCTCGGACGTTTCCTGAAACTTTTTAAATATCTCAGTGCGTTTAGCCGGAGATACATCGCCCTGTATGATCTCGTTAGTGACCCCATCTTTAGAAAGCTTGGCCGCTAGTATATTTATCACATGCCGGAAGGGGACAAATATAAGTACCTTCTGACTGGACTCCGCTATCACTTCCTTCAACACGTTGTACCGGTTCTTGATGTCAAACTCTACTACCTCTCCGTTGTCGGTATACACCGCCCCGCAGGCTATCTGTAATAGTTTATTCATACTTACCGCAGCGTTAACTGCGGATATCTGCTCCCCTGCCACTACCGCCATCAAGTCTTCTTTAATGTCCGAATAGTACTTTTTCTGTTGGGCGGTCAGCTCCACTTCCCGTTTAACGTAGGTCATCTCGGGCAAGTCCAGACATTGGTCTTTGGTAAACCGAATGGCTGGTTGTAGGGCGTTGAAGACTATGTCAACTGCGTTTGTTTTTGGCGCCCACTTAAATGGAGTAAGTTGAACCATCACCATGCTTCTAAATGCACCAAAAAATTGAGGTACGTTCTTAGGTGCAACAAGTTTAGCTAGCCCGTACGCATCCATTGGTGATTGAGCCGCCGGAGTCCCCGTCATCAGCCACAGCCATGTATGTGGGGTCACCAAACCGTTCAAGGCTTTCCATCGTTTTGTTTGTGCGTTTTTATAGTGCGTAGCTTCGTCCACGATGATGAGGTCAAACTTAGCTGCTGCTATGTAGTCTTTTACAATCTCGACCCCGTCGTAGTTAATGACAACGTATTCGGCAGTACCTGTAATGATCTCTATGCGCTTGGCTTTGCTGCCGTGGGCGATATCCACAGTACGATGCATGGCAAACTTAAAAAGGTCAGCTCTCCATGCCGAATCCATAATCGACACAGGGCATATAATCAAAACACGTTTGATTAAACGCTCCTTCATTAAAAAATCAGACGCCCATATCGCTGACCCTGTCTTGCCAGTCCCTTGCTCGTTAAAGCAAAAGGATCTAGGGTGCATCGTAAGAAACGCAGCAGTTGTTTTCTGGTGGGCAAACGGTGGGTAGACCCCCGGCCAGTTGTATTTCCCTATGATGGGGGAGGGGACATCCCGTATGTTCATGTTGCGTAACACACGGGACTCGTCCACCCCCCAGCGCACTAGCACGTTGTTGCTGCCTAGTTTTCTACTGGTTGGTATAGCGGCTAATATTTTTTCGGGATTACGAACGCGCAGAAGTAACCCTCTGTTGTCTATAACTTGCATCATTCACCTTTACTTTTTATAGTTTCTAGCTCTGTTTTTACTACTACTTTCTATCTTGTACCCGTCTTTGTTTGTACCACCACGACTAAGCGGTTTGTTGTGGCTTACGTCTTTGCCTTCGCGCTTATCAGCTTTGCCATTCCCGTTCTTGTCCGCCCCGTTTTTATCTACAGCGCGTCTAGCCCGCTGACGCTCCATGCGGTCAGGGTGTTCACCACGTTCTTTCTGCTGTTGGTATTCTTTTTTGTAGGGTCTATCTTTGTTTACGTACGGCATGTTGCCTACCTCCAATTACCGCCTACCATTATGCGGACATTCCAATACCACACAGTGCGCCCGACATAACCCAGTGGGTCTGGCGTTCCACACATCGTTGGAGAAAGCCCGCTCCAAATCCCCATACACCGTCATCCACTTTTGCCACAGCGCCGATTGTTTCTCCACGCTGTACACTTCTTTAATAAACGCATTGCACACAACGAACAACAGCCCTGCTTTAACTACTTTTATTTCTGGGAAGTGCTTGAACACACACAACGCCATTAGCTCAAGCTGTCCCTTATCCGCATACCGTGCGGACTTGCCTGTTTTATAGTCGATTACTTTAGCTACACCCGCGGCCTTGTCGATGATCAACAAATCCGCTATTCCTCTGTACCAAACATCTTTTGCGTAGAAGTCACAGGGGTCTAATCTTTCTGTTAACCCCATTTTATACTCGCAAAGTTTATCTCCCGACATACCTATTAGCTTATCAAGTGCTGCCTTTGCGTAAATAAATCGGGCGTCTAACTCTGCTTTTGCTCCTGATACATAGTCTTCCGCTGCTTTATGAAACTCGTTACCGTATAAGATAACTTGGGTATTAAAATCTTCTGTGTAATCTTTCGCTACTTTTATATGGTAGTACTTTTTAGGACATTGATCGAACATCTTAATACTGCTGAACGACCACGTAATCTTCTTATCCTTCACCGTTTTGGTTTCCACTTAACACACTCTCCGTAGTTCTTGCCGACTTCCACGTCACCGCGAACCGGAAGACCCTCCGCCCAGTGCGGGGTGAACCGCATACAAGAATCCACATAAGTAGCTGCTTCTTCTACTTCAGTGTCTCTCACACAGCATACTACCGAATCGTGTACGGTAAGTAAAACACGATATCGTTTAGCTATTTGGAGCATTTGCTCCGCCATTATGCAGCGGGCAATCGCTTGGCAAACATTCTCCGTTACCTTCCCTCCGTACAGTTTGATGTACCCTTCCCTAGTCTTGTACGTAAACTGCACACCCTTATCTGTATCGTCCGCGGTCAAGTCTGTGTAATACATCATCAGCTCGGACGGTAGCTTTATGGCAGTAAGATTAGGCACTACCTCTAACACTCCGGTGCGCCCCAATGTGGATTCGTACCCCTGATACATATGCATCAAACAATTCTGCGCTTCCTTCCACAGCTCAACAATGTTCTCGTTGGTATCCCTGTACACCGACACGATCCGTTTAGCTTCCTTCTCACTCAACTCTGTACCGAATCCTTGTAGCTGTGCGCGGAACTTGTCTGCCCCCATACCATACCCGCACCCGAGTATGACGGACTTACCCACAAACCGCTCTTGGTCAGTGATGTCCCCTTCCTCTTTGTTGTAGATCACCGCTGCCATTTTCTTGTACACATCCTCGCCTCGGGTAAACGCCAACACGAGGTCTTCTTGCTGCGCTAGCCACGCAAGCACCCGCGCTTCGATCTGTGCTGAGTCCGCTTGTATGAGTGTGTACCCCGTTGGAGCCACGATGCAAGACTTTAACACCTTAGCGTTTGTCCCGCGGCTTGGTAGGTTCTGCAAGTTTATCCGGTCAGAGCCGCCCCAACGTCCCGTATGTGCAGCGTAGTATTTTATGGGTACGGGTAACGTCCCCCGCATCGCAATGTCTAAGAACCTCTCCGTACGTGTTTCCTCTAACGTACTTTTCAGTCCAACCCTAGCTGCGTGTAATGCCTGCACCCTTGAGTCTTCATGTTCCTGTAATGCCTTGAACCCCTCGTCGCTCTTTGCAAATGCAAACGCTTGCTTGCCTGTGCGGATAGAGATTTTAGTGGGGGGGATAACCCCCAGTGTTTGCAGTGCCACCGCAAACTTCGGATTCGACATCAA